AACACGGAGCCACCACATGCCCCACATCGATCAACCCGGCGGCGTTCTTCTTGCCGAGCGGCTTGCCGCCGAAGCGTTCCCGAGCGGCCGGGAAGCGCGGTCGGATCAGTACAAGGCAGGAGTCAAAGCGTTTTTGCTGTACGTGTTTGCGTCGCACCCGATCAAGCACGAGTACAAGCCCGGCGATCCGCGGCGGGACGCCTTCTATGCCGGGATCGGCGAAGGCAAGCACATTGCGCAACGCGAGCAGCGCGCCCGGCGCGAAGGAGGCGATTCGTGAAACGTTTCCGGCTGCACCCGGCACGAAGGAGGCGATTCGTGAAACGTTTCCGGCTGCACCCGGCGCGAAGGAGGCGATTCGTGAAACGTTTCCGGCTGCACCCGGCACGAAGGAGGCGATTCGTGAAACGTTTCCGGCTGCACCCGGCACGACGCGGGTCTTCGGTCGTCTTTTTAAGGTTTATCGGTCAGCGGGAAAACTGACGCGGCCGGAAAAAATGCGCGAGGAAGCCCAAAGCACGGGGCGGATGCCGCAGGAGTGACCAGCGACTTTTGCAGACGGCTGGCGTAACGGGAAAACGAAAGCCCCGCGACAAGCCGGGAGAGTACCGGCAACCTACAAACTGCGAAGGGAAAAAACGAATGGATCATGCTTTTACCCGCGTGCCAACCACGCATTTGCCTGGCGGGCTTGTCGTTCAATCGTTCGAGGTTTCGCGCTTCCTTTGCTGCCAGGATCCGGAGTCGCGCGTTCCTCGCGCTGGCTCGCACGTCGGCAGCGCGCCTTGGGTTCGCGTTTTTTACTTCGGCGCCCTGGCCGCCTGCCGGGCGGCAGGCTGGTCGCTGATCACCGAGCGGCAATGGCTGGCGATCGCTCACGATGCGGCGGGCCAGAATTGCAATTGGACTGGCGGCAAGTTTGGGCTCGGCAAGCTCAAGCAAGGGCTGCGCAAGCGCAGCATCTTGTCTCCGGCGTCTGGCATGTACCAGCCCGACGACGAATCGGAAGCGCGCTGGAAAACCTTGTCCAACGGGCAAAAGCTGTGCGACTTCGGCGGCAACGCCTGGTCGTGGGTGTACGACGACATCCAAGGCGGCCCGGAAGGCGTTGCCGGAGTTGTGGAGCCGGACTCCCCGAGCGTCACCACGGCGCCGTGCGATCCGCGCGCCGATGGAATGGGCATTTTCCCAAAAGCCGGGTCGGCAAGGTTGGTCTGGGACGACCGCGGGCTGATCCGGGGCGGCGGATGCCGCAGCGGGAAAGACGCCGGAGCGTTTGCGCTGTATGCCGCGCTGCTGAATGGCCAGTATTCCATGGTCGGATTTCGCGCAACGCGGCCGGTCTTTGATGGGGCCGACGCATGAGCCACTACAACGACCACAGCATGCAAGCGCGGCCAAGCCGCAGGCGAGGCGCCTCGCCGTTGCAGACGCTCGGCAGGGCAATCCACAACGCCTGCCGGCTGGCCTTGCGCGTTGGGCTTGGCTTGCGCATTCCTGCCGCGCGCATCCACCAGCACGATCTGCAACAGGCGCGTCAGCATGCGGCCGACCAGGTGCGCTTGTCTCTCGAGGACGTCAGCTACTGGATGTCGGAGATTCACCGCATCGACGCCAAGCGCGCAGAAGCAGACGCCAGCGAGCAGTCACTGCACGATCGGCGAAACGGCTTGCGTCTGCCCACGCCGACAGGGCCAATCGAAACGCTTTGAGGAGCAACAACTCATGATACTTGGCTTGACAGGCCAGCCGTTCAACGGCAAAGACACCGCGGCGAATTACCTTGTCGCCGTTCACGGATTTCATCGACTCGCGTTTGCGGATCCCATTCGCGCTGGACTCAAGGCCATGCTCGGGCTGACTGATGATGACTTTTCGCCGGAGCGCAAGGAGATTCCAAGTGCCTTTCTTGGCGGCAAGACGCCGGTTGAGTTGATGGAGTCGCTGGGGACAGCGTGGGGACAAGATCATGTCTGCAAAGACATCTGGTCATGGCAAGTACTCAGGGAGATTCAACACAAGCGCTGCGATGGCCTGCGTAATTTCGTGGTTTCCGACGTGCGATTCCTGCACGAAGCCAACTCCCTGCGAACGCACGGCGGCAAGCTCCTGCGCATCGTCCGCCCCGGGGCGCCACGTAGCAACCGCAACGAATTCCGCAGTTTCCAGGAACAATTGCGCCTCGTGTCCGACGTGGACGTCATTGCCGAATCCGTCGAGGAACTGCACGAAGTGCTCGACGACGTTTTGTATCAGATTGGATTTTGTCACTCGCAGCAAGAGCGGTCCGCATGAGCAGCAACCCAGCCCAGCCGAACCAGCAAAAATACAAGCGCTGGACCGCCGAAGAGGAACGCGAGCTTTGCTGCCTGTATGGCACCATCCCGGCCACAAGGCTCGCCGAGCGCTTTGGCGTGTCTCCTGCAAAGCTGCGCGACAAAGCGTCGCACATGCAGCTAACCACGAACGCCGTGAAAGCGCGCAACAGGGCAGCAGCCGCCGCGGATGCCGCCGCGGCTGCCGGCGGCGACGAGGAAGATGAAGAAGCAATCAGCGACGACAAACAGCGCACGGCGCACGGATTCCAAAAGGTCGTTTGCAAGCCCGGATGCCGGATCATTACTCACACGATGCGATAGCACCAAGGAGGTAAAGCCATGTCTGCAACAAACCAAAATGGCGCCAGGGCCAAGATTCTCCGAGCGCTTGCCGAGTACGGTCTGATGCCGGTTTCCGAGCTTGCGGCCGCGGCTTGCTTGTCACCGGCGCAGGCGCGCGATAATGCCAACCACGCCGTTACCGATGGGCTAATCACGAAATGCCGGGACGACATCACGAACACGCTTGCCTACAAAATCACTGCAGCCGGCCGCGGTTATCTCGCGGAGCGCTGCCGCAAAGCGGCAGAGGAATTGTCTGGCGCCAGGTCGGTGGAGGAAACGCAAGCAGTCGAGCCCGTCGCCACGAGCGTTGATCCTATTCCGGAAAGCATGCCGGACAACGTGGTTTCCATTTTCGCCACAGAGCCTGAGCCTCCGCCGGAGCAATACGCAATTTGCCGATCCGGCCAGGCGCATCTGTCCGCCTGGCCGCTGCGCGACATGACCATCGACGCGGCCCGTCAGCTTGCCATCGATGACGCGGCAGCCATCGGCGGCGAGGTTGTGCTCTACCGGTGCGTGCAGATCGGGAAGGCGTTCCCGCGAATTGTCTTTGAGGATGCGGAATGAATACCGCGAATTTGAGAAGGTGCGCCGAGCTTCTGCGCAGCGGCGAGGCGCGCGCAGAAATTGTTGCCGGGGAAATCGATGACGCTGCAAATGCTCTTGACAGACTACAGGCCACGCATCGCCTGATTGCGCGCACTGAGGCCGGCGAGTGCTGGCACTGGCAGGGCGACGGGCACGACTACCCGGATAGCCTTGCATGTCCTGTCGTAATCGACGATTGCGTGTTGCGAAAGTTTCTGCGAGACGCTGGTCGATATCGTTGGCTGCGCACAAATGTCACGCGGATTCTGCTCACGACAACGCTAGATTCCGCACTGAACGACGACAGGCTATCTGTCGTGAAAATCTATGTTCCTCCCCATATGAGAGCCGCAGACGGTAACAGCGTCGATGCTGCTGTTGACGCAGCGATGCCTGAAGCGCTGACAAGGAAAGCATCGCAGCATTTGCCATCCGCCACTGATGCAGATGCTATTGGAGCGGCGGCCAAACTCGCTTGCGGCTTGCTGTGAATGACAGCCGAATGGCGCCAAGGAAAAACAGAAGCCGCTTATCAGGCGCTTGTCGAAGCTGTCGGAGGATCAGGAAGCCAAGGGCTGCGCGAGTCAATTGAGGCTGCGCTTGCAGCCGGGCACGAAGTCGACGCGCCTCCAGGGTGCTATTGGCCTAAGGAATAAATCTATGGGTGAAATTTCAAGAATCGAGTGGACCGATGCCACCTGGAACCCTGTTACCGGATGCACCAAGGTAAGCCAGGGTTGCAAGAACTGCTATGCCGAGCGCGATTGGGCGCGGCTGGTTCATCTTCCGGCGTACCATGGTCGGGCGTTCACAGACGTTGAGTGCCATCCGGAACGGCTTGACCAGCCGCTGCGGTGGAAAAGGCCGCGCAGGATTTTCGTGAACAGCATGTCGGACCTGTTTCACGAGGACATCCCGGACGAGTTCCTCGCTCAGGTTTTCGCAGTAATGGCGGCGACACCAGACCATACATATCAAGCTCTGACCAAACGCCCAGCACGGATGCTGGCGCTGCTCGACAATCCGGGCTTCTCCGACCTCGTAGACGACCTGATGCACATCCACACTCATTCTGATGCGGACTGGCCCCTACCCAACGTCTGGCTCGGCGTCAGCGTCGAGGACCAGGCAACGGCGGACGAGCGCATTCCCTTGCTGCTTCAGACGCCGGCAGCGGTGCGATGGATCAGTGCGGAGCCGTTGCTTGGGCCGATTGAACTGCACGCACTTCCGCACCTGCATGGGTACGGATCGCCCCACTGCTCCGAGTGCGGATACCCGGTGACCATTGATGCGCTCAACGGCTACACGGCGTGCGGGCCATCGGCGTGTGATGGCCCGAGGGTGGATACGCTCGATTGGGTCGTCGCCGGCGGCGAGTCCGGACCAAAGGCGAGGCCGACGCATCCCGACTGGTTCCGATCGTTGCGCGACCAGTGCAAGGCTGCAGGCGTTCCATTCTTGTTCAAGCAGTGGGGAGAGTGGTCTCCACAGGAAGACACGCTTCTGCACGGAAAAATAGACGCGAGACTTATCGAAAAAGCGCACATTTACTACGGGACAGCCGCCGGTTTCTGTCCGGCAGAAGGCGTGTTCCGGTTTGGAAAGAAAGCCGCCGGCCGCCTGCTCGACGGCATGCTGCATGACGAGTATCCAGAGGATGCGAAGTGATCAAGACAAAACAGACGGTTCTGCACAATCCAGAGGCTGGGGTGGACGGGAATTGCTTCTCTGCTGTTCTCGCCTCCCTGCTGCATTTGCGAATCGAAATGGTTCCGATCTTCACCGGACCCTCGTGGAGACACGACGTAAACCGCTGGTTGCGCAAGCACGGCCTCGCGTACATCCAACTCCGGGACTTCGAGACGGCTTGCGGAGACTTCGGGATATCCGGATGTCACCATGAGATTGGCGGGACCACGACCCGCCGGAATGATTGTCTTCACGCCGTCGTTGGTGTCGATGGCGTTCCTGTTTTCGATCCTCATCCTGATGACACTGGGCTGGCCGAGATACAGGATTGCGGCGTGTTTATCGCACTGGAGCCGTGGCGTGGATTCGTGTTCGACCGCTACGCCCGCGAGATCATCCCTGAGAAAGCGCCGAAATGAGTATGCAGCACATACGCGACGCATACGGAGTTCCGGCGAAGCGCGGAGGCCGGTTGACCGCAATGTTAGGCAACTTGCAACTTGCAACTTTTTGGCAGCAATGCCGCTTTAGGAGGTTGAAATGAACGCACAACGCGAAATGCCGAAGTACGAATGCCACAAGAAAGTGTGGGCTTTGAAGATTGCCGGAATTGTTGGCGACCAACATGGCGGGGTGTATTTCCAGCCGGCCGAAGAAGGTTACGACAAGGTGCCGATGTCGCCGGAATACGTGGCGAAACACAAGCCCGAAGTCGGCGGCTACTACGTGGTCTATAAGGACGGCTACAAGTCGTTTTCGCCGGCCAAGGCGTTTGAGGATGGATACACGCCTGTTGCCTAACGCCTGAATTGAGCCGCGCCGGAACGGCGTCGGCTTGAATGAATTGTTAGGGCGCACTCAAAGGGAATGAGATGAAAACGGCACAAACCACAACACTGATAGAGGTCACCCATTGGACATGCACTGTCGAAGGGCACTTTCACAAGACCCGCGACGTGGCAGAAAGGTGCATTCAGAAGCACTCCGCGCCGAAAGCGGTTAAACGGCGCTGGACGGAAGACATGATCGCAGACGTTTGCGCTGAGATAGTTTCCGGAACCACTTACAAGAGCGTTGCGGACAAGTACGGGGTACAACAAGAGCGAATCCGTCAGGTCTACTCAAAGGGGATTCGCATGATGCTTCACCCGGCCCGGTTAGATGAGCCATTCCCGGATCACGATAGATGGTCGGTTGAGTCTGTGCGTAGCAACGCCGATTTTTGGAACCGGCGCATAGCGAAGCTCCGCAGTGCGCCCTAACGCATAGGTGTGGGGCCTCGCGCGGCTTTATGCGCGAGGTCCCACACGACCGCCGGGTTGGGCGGCATGTAACAACGGAGGAAGAAATGGCTTGCAGAACGGAATTTGAAAGCGAAGAGGCTTGGCGCTACTACCTTGATCGAGCGACCGAACAGGAAGCCTACGACGCCCTGGGTGAAGTGTTGAGGCTTGCGCGGAACTTTGCGCACAAGCACAAGGCAACGAGCAAGCGCATGCACAAGATGTTCGACGCTGGCGCAGCGATCTATGCCGATAGGTTCGGGCGTGAGTGGGCGCCATTTTGACGCCCAACGCCCGAGGTAACGCGCCCGACACGGCGCGCACCAACGGCCCCGAAGCGTGACGGAGCGGCCCGCCGTGGCGGGTCGCGTTGACCGAAGTGTTAGGCCTGCGGGCCGGGAGAACCAGATGGACGAGCGAGACGCCAAGGCCCAAGGCTGGGCAGTGCACCGCCGAGACATGGCATTCGTGCGCGGCTACGTGACCTGCGCCACCTGCGGCTGCAACTACCACAGCGCCGAAGACAGGCCCGGCCATCGCGTGCCGACCTTTTGCCAGCGATACAGCATCCCCATCGACCCGGCCGCGACCGACGCCAACATCCTGCGTGCCGAAGCCTGCGACCAGTGGGTGCACGAGGCGCTGGACAGAAACATGGTGGTGAACCCGGACCACGCCTACCGCTACGACAAGTGGCAAGAGAAATGAGCAGGCCTAACGCATAGTCGACGTTTGTCTACCTGTTTCACCATCCGGGCGTTTGCAAAATCATAGACTTACGATAGAGCGATCTGTCAGGAACAGCCACCAAACGGCACAAATTGTCCTGGCAACGGCACAAAATCTGCACAACCAAACAGCATCTCGTAGCCACAAAGGAAAGCGTACCACGGCCGGCAAATATCGCAAAAGACGCCGACCGCAGATCGCAAGAAAGCCCCCTCCTGGCGGCTTTCTCATTCCGTCGCCGCCGGCGGCTTCCCTTGCTCCGCCTCTCGCGTCGCCTTCCTCCGGTCGATCAGCCGCACGTGCCGCAACTGGTCGCAGATCAGCAGCAGCGCCAGGCCGCCAACCTGCAGCAACGCCGACCAGCTTGGCGGGTGTCCGGTGAGGATGTGATACAAGCGGATGGCGCTGCCGATCGCGATCAGATGAAAAGCCGTGCGCATGATGAACGGAGCGCACGGGCTCATGCGGTTGAGTACTGGCTCGGTGAGCACCAGAATCACGAGCGCCTCGAGTAGGCCGATGATCTGCAGCCAGCTCACTTGAGCACGTCCTCAGCGCGCTTGGCCGCGAGGCGCATCAGGAGCGGGCCCAGGATGCGGTGTGCCAGGAATCCGATTCCGACGGCCACCGGGTATTGGATCTTGTCCTGCGCGCCGGCCGCCTGCATGGCGCCCATGCCGTCGACAACCGCCATTGCCGCCGGGGTTCCGTAGCCGGCCAGTATCGACGCGGTGATCGACAGCGTGCAACGCCGGCGCAGCGGCATGGGGTCGGCGTAGGAGAGCGCCCAGAAGGCTCCCCACAGGCCGGCGAGAACAAGCTCCGGGCGCAGCCCCAGGGCAATCCCGAACAGCGTGACGCCGGTTGCTGACAGGCCGATCACGGCCGCTCCGCTGGTGCTGGCAGGGTCGGGCATGGTCTGGTCAGTAAAAGACGCCGGCGGCGGCGTTGCTGGCGGCGATGTGGACGGAGTCGCTGCGGACGTCGATTGCGACCCTGCGGTAGTCGGTACCATAGGGAACAAGCTTGCCTTGGTAGACGTAGTACGGCATGGCCTGCTGCGTTATCGGTCCGGTGTCTGGCCGAACATAAACGTAGCTGTCATCCCAGTCAAAATACATGTCGCCGGCTGGCGATACGCTCATGATTGGCGAGCCGGCGGGTACGCCGTCTGTGATGCGAGTGATGGTATCCCAGTAGCTGATCTCGGGCGGCGGGCCAGGAGGAAGAGACGCGCCGGCCGCCGTAGTAGTTGTCAGGGATACGGAATCGCTGCCGACTGACCAGGTTCGCACAAACGTGCTGGATCCTGTTTTGTCCCAGCCTTCCTCGTAGCTGCCGGAAATCGCTATTACATCGTCAAATACCCGCTCATAGCGAAGGAAATCGAACGTCCCATCGTTGCGCGGATAGGCGTTGACCACGTCGTAAATGCGCTCATGATGCGCGCCGTATCCGGCGGGGCCAGAATACTCGACCGCCAGGATTCGCGGCACGTACGTCAGCGCGGCAGAGATTCCTGCACCGCTCGGCAAGGCGCCAACGCCGGAAAAATCGATCCGTACGAGGCAGCGACGCTCGAGAACGAACATGGCGGCGCTGCCATCCGGCAGGCTGCGAATCCAGCGGCCTCCGGTCGGCAAGGCGGCTGGATCCCCGCCGAGGCCGGGCGTGATGCCTTCGTCGGCGAAGGTGCCGCTGCCGATGGTTGTGGATCCGGAAACGCGGGTCTCGAAGATATTGTCGCGGCGCTCGTTGACCACGACCGTGATGCCGTGCGTTCGCGGGCCGCTGTTCCAGGTGTACGAGATGGTGATCGACCAGACGACGCCGTTCGCATCGCGATAGATATGGCCGCTTGCCACGCCCAGGGGAGCGCCTTGCACTGGCCCCGATACGCCGTTGTTGAACACCGCATCACAGGGGATGCGATAGGCGCCGTAAACAAGATCAGCGGCCGTGGTGAAGCGAAACAGGCGCGGCCGGCTGGGCGAGTACACCGGGGGCGTGGCCGCGGCGGAGTAGATCAGCGTGGACAGCGTGGTGTCGGTGTAGAAGCCTGTCGAACAGTGAAAGCCTTTCACCTCGCCGCTCAGGCCGGAGAATCGGCGCAGGGTTTCGTAGGTCGTGCCGGCCTGGCGGACGGCGCTGTTGTGGAGGTTTTCGAGGACGCCGTAAGGCGTCAGCGTGACGAGGTACAACAGGGTGTCGGAGACTCGGCGCTTCCAGGACAGACTGCGGATGGCGCCGGAATCGCGTTCGAGCAGGGCGAGGTCGTGCGTACCGGCGACGATGCCGTGCAGTTCGGGATACGTGACCGTGCCGTTGAGGCCGAGCTCGGTGGAGCGGCCCTGGCGGTTGAAGGTGATGTCGGTCCACAGGGCGTCGTAGCAGAAGAACAGGCGGCGCAGGCCGAGGCCGGAGACGGATAGGTTGGCGTTGGTCTGCTTGATCAGCCAGTCGACGGCGGTGCTGCGGCTGATCTCGACCAGGTCGCCGCTGACGCCGGCGGCCGGCGTGGCGCCGTGGGCAAAGCAGAGTTTGAGCGTGCGCGCGGTGCCGCCACTGCTCTGCACGGTAATGGTCTTGACCGGGCGGATGAGCGCGGAAATCAGGAGGTTTGGGCTGTAGATTCGCGTCGCGTCGTGGTAGGTGCGGGCGGCATAGCTGGTTTCCGAGAGCGGCGAGAATATGTCGTCGTAGGGGTCGGCGGCTTTGCGCAGCTTGTAGGGGCCGCGGCCGATGCGCTCGGGGATCTCGGTGGTCGGTGGCGGCGCCGGGAGCACCTGGTTACGGCGCGTGCCGATGCCAACGCCGGCGGCGGCGGCCTGGCGACTGAGCAGGAGGTCGAGGGCGCTGGCCATGCGGCGGCGATCAGATCAGCTTGGGCTGGCCGGTGCCGACACGCGGGGGGATGGCTGGCGGCGCGGCCAATGGCTTGAGCGTGCGGTTTTGCTGCGTGCTCAGGCTGGCGGCGGTGGCGATGCGGTCAAGGGTCTTGATCAGGTCGGGCTGCATGCTGGAGGCCTCACAGGGTGACGGTGAAGATGTCTTCGACGAGTGGCGCGAGGTAGGCCGTGGGGATGTCGATTACCGAGAGCTCGCGCTCGGCGGTTTCAACGCCGGGGAAGGTGATGGTCAAGACGTGGTCTTCGGCGGCGAGGTAGTTGAAATCGACGATGGGCGCGTCGGCCAGGGTGGTGGAGGCTGGCGTCGAGCCGGCGGGCGCGGCGGTGGGGGTTTCGTCGTGGCCGACGCCGGTGCCGGCCACGGAGCACAGGGCGATGGCAAAGTCGGTGGTGGCTTGGCCGGTTTCCGGGGACAGGCGGTGCGTCAGCGATCGGCACTTGCCTTGCGCGGTGATGCCTGGCGCGGCGATGGAAATCGTCTTGTCGACGTCGATCGAGGGATTCAGGGCGACGGACGCGGCGACTGTGTTGTGCCGGTGCGAGGCCCATATCTTGGTCTTGGCGATGGCGATCAGCGTTTCCATGGCCGCATCGGCGGCGGCGCGGTCGGAATCCGGCGTGAGGGTGACCTCGGCGGCGACGGTCTGGCCGATGACGCCGGCGGCGGTGTCCTGCGGGGGGATCGAGCTGATGGCGTTGCCGTAGAGCAGCATGGAAGTCTCGGCGGCAACGATCGGCGGATAGACGCCTTCGAGGGCGCCGGACAGTCGGGCGCTGCGGGCGCCGACGGCGGCGATGGAGTTTGGCGCGTAGACGGTTATGGCGTGGCGTTCTTCGATCGTCTGGCCGTAGTCAAACGTCACCGTGGCCGTGAAGCCCATGCATAACTCGGCGTCGTAGGGGCCGGGAATCCAGGAGCCGATGCCGGAGCTGGGGAGCGGCGTGTACGAGATGGCGACGATCTTGGCGCCGGCGCTTTTGATGGCCGACTCGACGGCGGAGCGCTGCAGGAACCAGGAGAGCGCGGCGGAAAAGTCGGAAATGGTGCCGGCACTGACGTAGCTATAGCCCACGGCGTAGGTTTCGGCTTTGACGCGCGGGAAGCGGTAGCCGAAGTCGATGGCGATGCTGTTGGTCAGGTCGTGGGCGCCGGCGATGGAGACGGAGAGGCTGCCATCGAGGAGGTGCGCGGCGGTGAAGGCGAGGTCGGGGGCAAAGCTGGGTTCCCAGGCGGTCAGGCGAAGCGCGCCGGCCGGCGTCAAGTCGAGCGACGCGGGGACCGTGGACAGCCGATCCTGCGCGCGCGACCAGCCGCGCGCAGCGGGGTCGAAGATGGCCGGCGAGTAATAGCCGTCAGGAATGGCGGCGTCGATGGCGGCGGCGTCCATCGCCTCGACTACGCCCTGCAGATCGTCGGTGCAGCGCAGGCCGATTCTGCGGCCGGCCAGGTCGAGCACGGGCGTGTCGATGATGCCGGTGAACAGGCGCTCGACGCTGGTCGGGGATCCGGTGTGCATGGCGGCGATGTCGATGGTGATCGGCTTGCCCACCCAGGCGGCGACGGTGAAGCTGGTCGAGGCCGGGGCGATCGTCAGATCGGCCACGCGCGCGCTGTCTTCCTCGGCGTCGATGCGGATGTCGCCGACGATGCGCGCGGTGACGTCGACGCCGGCAATCGTGACGATGGTCGTCCAGATGCCGGCAGATCCGGAGGCGCCGCTGGTGCCGACGTAGGTTTCTGGCACGTCAAACCTCCTCGGCGACGAGTTCCCAGCGATAGCTGGCGTCGCCTCGGGATCCGGATTCGCTGGGGCGCTGCACCCAGCAGGTGAGCAGCGGGAAGTACAGAATCTGATAGCCGATGGCGTCGGCGACGGCGGTGGCGGTGCCGACGTTGCCGACGATCGACAGCGGCGTCGGCACGGCATCGCCGAAGGGCAGCAGGGCGAGCGCGAACGGCAGGTGACCGGCGTCGGCACGGCGGCCGACGGGCAGCGTGGCCTGCCGGCTGGCGTCGGCGATCAGCGCGCGCGGGACGAGGCAGGCGACGCTCTGCGTGGTCGACGTGTCGATCGATTCTAGGCCGGCCGGCAGCCAGCCGCCTCCGCTGATGGTCGTGCGCAGGCGGCGCCAGGTCTCTTGCTTGATGGCGGCGCCGGAGACGGTGCGCAGCAGGGTTTCTCCGCCGATCGTCTCGTAGGTCTGCTCGATGTCGAGCGCGGCGCGGTTCGGAATGGCGAGCGCGCCGATTTTGAGAACCGTTGTCATTTCGGGCCGCCTTTCTGCAGGGCCAGGCGGGCGAAAGCGCCCTCAAGTTGGCGAAGGGGGTCAGCGTCCATGGTCACCCGGTAGCTGCCCAGGTCGGGAAAGTTGAACACGGCGGCGGCGCGCTGGGCGGCGGCCTGCGGCGCCCGGGCCATGCCGATCGACAGGCCGCTGACGAGTCCGCCACTGGCGAAACCTGGCAGCGCGCCGAGGCCCTCGCGGTTGAGGCGCTGCAGCCAGGCGAGCATGCCGCGCTGGCGGACCACTTCCTGCCGGAGAACGAACTCGCCGGCGTGCACCACGCCGGCCGGCTGCCACTTGCCGCCCGGGCCGGTGTAGCCCCCGCGCGCGAATCCTTCCTTGCGAAAATCGGCGGCGGCAGCATAGGCCGCGTAATCCTCGGCGCCGGCCGCGTTGCCGGACTGCACGGTATTGACCGTCACGGTCACCGTCTTGTCTTCGAGCGCGGCGATCTGCGCCTTCAGATTGGCGATGGCGCCGAGCGCTTCGTCGACGCGTACCTGCACGCTGATCTCGCCGGCTTTCTTCTGCAAGGCGGCAATCTCCGCGTCGAGCGTCTTGATGCGGTCCGCCTGTTGCTTGGCCACGTCGGTGGCGTCGGCGGCTTTCTTCTCCTGAATCTTGGCCTGTGCCTCTTGCGCGGTGGCTTGCGCGTCGGCGAGTCGTTCGGTGGCGCGCGCCTGCTGCTCGGGGTCGGCGAGCTTGTCGGCGAATTTCTGCGCGCGCTCGGCATCCTTCAGCGCGCTCTCGGCGAGCTTGGCAGCGGCCTCGACGCGCCCCTGTTGCGCGGCGAACTTGGCCATCAGCGCATTCTCGGCGGCGGTGTCCGAGAGATTGATGAAATCCCGTTGGTTGGCCTTGTCCTGGTCTTCCTGCGGCAGTTGGCTACGCCGGATCTCGGCGGCCTTGTCGGCGCCCGCGGTGCGCGTGGTAGCCGCCAGGGCAATGAGCTTCTTGGCTTCCTCGGTAGCTGACTTGCTGGCGGCCAGGCTTTCCTGCCAGGCGGAGCGCAGCGCGTCGCGCAGTTTCTCGGCGTTGGCGATCTGCGCGGCGGTGCGCTTGTCGTCCTCGAGCAGGATGTCGGCCGAGGCTTTGCCGGCGGCGACGGAGCGGAGCTTTTCCAGCTCGCCAAGCTTGGTCTGCAGTTGAGCGCCGAGGGCCAGGCGCTTCGCGGCGTTGGCGGCCTCGTCCTGCAAGCCCTTGTCGCGCAGGGCCTCGTAAAACTTCAGCAGCTTTTCCTGCTGGGCGATGTCGTCGGCAACGTTCTTGCCGGAAATCGCGCCGGCCAGGCCTCGGCCCTGGCCGCGAGCCTTTTCGGCGTTGAGTTCGGCGAGGCGCGCGGTGACGCGCTCGATTTGCTTCTCGACAGTGCCGATCGTGCCGGTGAGCGAGAGCGCGCCGAGGAAGCTGAACCCGGCGCCGCGCGCCGTGATGAACTCGGTCGTCAGCTTGTTGAGCGTCGGCAGCAGGGCGTTGGCAATCGCAATCCCGGCGGCGGACGACGTCGTTTTCAGCCTGTCCAGGTTGTCATTGAATTCGGCGGCGGCCTTCGCGGTCCCGGCGGTCATCAGCCCACCCAGGCGCTCGATCTCGTCGCCAAGGGCTTGGATTCCGGTGCGGCCTTGCGCCAGGAACGGCACCATGACACCGCCCAGCTTAGCCCCGAAAATCTCGGCCGCGCGGGCGGAGCGCTCGGCGCCTTCGGGCAAGTTCGAAAAGGCGTCCGCCAGGTCGAGCAGCACCTCATTTGCCTGGCGGATTTGCTTGGTCGTGGTGTCCTGCACGCTGACGCCCAGGCGCTTAAATTTCGCGATGGCGGATTCCGATCCGCCGGCCGCGGCGACAATCTCGCCGGAGAGCGCCTGCAGCGACTTGCCGAGCTGCTCGGACTCGACCCCGGAGAGCTTGGCCGCGTACTGCAGCCGCCCGAGGTCTTCCACCGACACGCCGGTGCGCTCGCTCATCTGGTCGAGCGCGTCGGCCGCGTCAATGATGGATTTGGTATAGGCCACCAGGCCGGCGGCGGAGATGACCCCGCCCAGCGAGAAAGCGGCTTTGGCAATCGAGTCGAGCGAGCCAAGTTCTTTGCGCAGCCGATCGACGGCCTTGACGGCGTTCGAGGAGTCTCCGGTGATGACGACCTTCGTGGTCACTTTTTGCCGCTTTCCTCGTTGGCCAGGGCCACCGCTATCTCATAGGTGCGATAGGGATAGTCCCAGGGGTTGGTGTGGCCGTAGCCTTGGATCAGGACGCAGCAGGAGCGGTCAAGAGCGTCTGCTCGACGGCGGCCTGCACCGCTTTTGCGCTCCTCGCAATGGCCTGGCGGACCCGAAAAAAAAACGGGTTCAGTTCCTGGCACGCAGTGACCAGCGGGGCGAGTTCGCCCGGCGTGCAGCGCTCGAGGTCGGCCGCCGAGGCGTCGCACTGCAGCAGCAGATCGCCGAGCCCGAAGCCGTCGAAGACCAGCGACTGCAGCGGATCGCCGACGGCCTCGTCGGTGAGCAGCGCATTGCGCACCTCGGCGACGGTGAGCTCGCGCACGACGACAGCGAGGCTCTCGCCGTCGTCGTCCGGATGCAGGACGATTGTCTTCGTCGCGCGCATTTAGGTCGCCTGCTGCAGTTCAAAGTATTGCGACTTGCCGGCGGTAACGATCGTCTCGTCCTTCTGGAAGGTGAGCGACACCTGCAGCGTGCCGAAGTCGTCGCCGATCAGGGATACATTCTGCGCCACGCCGAGCTTGGCCTTGTAGCCCTTGAAGACGAGTTGCTTGCCGTCCACCTCGTTCACGCCCTCGACGTGAATCGAGATGTCCGGCGCCGAGTTGATCAGCGACTGCACGTCGGCGCCGACCAGCGGGGTGTAGCTGATCGTAATCGCGTCACCCGAGACCACCGAGCCCGTCGTGATCGTGCTGGCGATGGTGATGCCGCCGGCGCTGACGGTGTAGTCAGCCGTCAGAATCGTCGTGGCGCCCTTCTTGACGACCGGCGCGACGCTGGTGTTGATCAGCCGCTTGGTCGGCACGAACATATTCGGGACGATCTTGTAGCCGGCTTCGTCGGTGATCGGCGTCGCGGCGAGCGCGGCCGTGGTGCCCCACAGCGCCA